AGAAAGTTGCGCAAGATAGAACTCTGGATTAATCCCGCCGGTAACATTTATCTTGGCGTCCAGTCTCTGCTGACGCTGTTGCATTGTCTGTAGGCCGACCGGTGCGCAACTGTCAGGTAACCCACATATTGATTCATAACGATTGATGAGTTCCGTCGTGCGGCGCGGATCAATTTCTGACATTAGGTCATGGCTGCGCTGATGCGCGGCGGCAAGCGATGGCGCAAGCCCGAGTAACAAGGGATCGTCTTTACTCCATGCTGGCCCGCGCGGCAGCAACGCTGCAAGCATGTGAGCGTATTGGTCAGTTAGCTCCACGTTACCTCCCCCAATACCGCCAGCTCAGATTTCCCAATCGGGATATTAACTGTCGGACGAACGAGAACGTGTTTGTACTCACCTGTTGCAATACTGATTGCTTCATTAATTCTCGAAATATCAAGTTCACCTGCGGGCACGCCATCGCGCTGGAACATGGCCCGCAACTCAGCTATCACCGCAAAACGAGTGGTTGCAGTATCAGGCGTTATTCGGATCGACATATCAACAACGTGTACAGTAGGCGCAAACACTGTAAGCATGGCACCAGCAACAGGTGCCAGAGGCGCGATATGTTCTTTTGCGGCGGTGACAATACTTTCGGCAGGAATGGGGTTAACCAAATCGCTGTTAGCGACCATAACACCTACCGTTCCGGTACCGGACCAGTGTCGATAAGTCCATGCACGGGTAATTCCCGCGACCTCCTTCGCCCAGATCACATAATCAGAATCAGCCCCCCCCTGAGGCGTGTAGTACCAGCGTTCTATAACGCGCGCACGCCAGACATCCAGATCCTCAATCTCTGCACCGCCTTCAAAACTGTCAGCGGCGGCGGTAGAGGGCAGACCACTGACCGGGCTGTTCAAGGTAAGTACGCTATTATCATCAATGTTCCCGACTGTACCGGCCACCGAGCAGACTACCGGCAGTTTCAGCACCCCATCAATTGAGGTGGCAGACGCCGTCGCGGTGAACTCTGTCAGGTTGCCATCCTGAAGTATTGCACCGGCAGGGACCGTCTTTTCAGCAGGAACGCCTTCCCAGCGCGCGAACCCTGACGAATAGGTTTCTGCTTTACGCGGGCACCGCTTCATATTTGCGTGGCGAACTAGCCAATCCTCATCACACAGATCAGGCAGGAGGTTGCGAGCAAGGTAATCGAGGTAACCATAAACGGTATGAACTGCGCCAGCCTGCACGCGGGCATAAACCTCAGCATCCAGACGTCGCAATACGGGGTCAGTGTTCATGCGGGTCAGAATGTCAGAGCGGATGGTGGTAATAAGTTGCGGCAGGGTCTGGCGATTGAAACCACTTTCAGCCATTGAGCTCACTCCAGATGTCATCAAAGTTGAGGTTATGCACAGAATCGTCGACCTTATAAATTTTTATGTCAGCAAAGATCTTGTCGTTTCCGCTGCGCTCGGTCCGCACGTCTATCCGTGCGGCCACGCCATCCTCTTTCATCCACGTCAGCGCCTGCTCGATGTAGGTCTTTGCGTCCAGAGGTGTTTTTGACGTCAGTTTTCTGCGCCGCATGAGATAAAGACGGGAACCGATTCGGTCGTTCTGGACTGTCGGGTAAGTGTCTCCCCACCAGCCGGTGGGCTCGTCGTAGTCGTCGTCGGTTTCTTTACGGCGCCAGGTAAATAAGGAGATAACGACGGCGCGTGTCAGGGGGTCCGTCGGGGCGTAGACCGGTTGCTCAACGCCGTTGATAATGAGGATCATTAATCCGCCCCCATTTTCTGATTAGGTTTACCCGTGGTGCCGCCACTGTTGCCCCGATGATCGTGGTCGTTATACTGCTGACGCATCTCCGCCATCGTGCCGGTTTTATCCGTGATCTCGCCCTTGGGCACTTCCACCAGCGGTGTGTTAAACGTCACCTTTTCTGTCGCGTTTACCACAAAATGCGCGGTAGTCACTTCAACGCGATTTCCGCGCTTCATAATGATGCTGTCGCCTTCATCGGTATAGATAGCGACTTCCCCCGCTTCCAGACCTTGCAGGCGGTAGCGGCGGTCTGCCACCATCAGCACCACGCCGTGTGAGCGGTCACCATCGAAGAAAGCAGCCAGCGCCTCGGCCCCCGACAAAGGCGCTGAGGTAAAGCCATAAGGTTCGAGGTGCTCTATATGGTCTTTACCCTCATTTGCCACCATGCTTATCTGCAGCATTTGGCACTTTGAAGCCGTATTAATGGCGATAACAACGGCTCGGGCCAGAATATTGGAAATGCCGCGCTGAAGTGCGCTAATTGCCCTTTGCATTAGAAATCCTCATCGTCAGTTTTCTTGCGCCTGCTGGATTTAATAGCTTTTGCTTTTGGGAGATAAGCCTCCGGCGGCCCTACTCTAATTTCCGTTGTTGTACCGGTGTCATCCTGCTTATAAGTCACCTCGGCTATTAACATTTCTCGATTGTTGAAGCCCAGCACCGGATCATAAACAACGACCGTCTGATTAGATTTCCAGAGTGAGCCGTCACCTTGTCTCCAACCTTGAACGGTGTATGTCACTTCATCCGTTCTGGCCGCACGGCGATACATTTCGAACTCACTCCGGTCTTTGCAGGTTTGTCCCGTAGCGTTACCGGTTTGTTTTATGATCAGGGGGCGATAACGCTTTACGCCAGCGTCAACGGTCTGCGCACGGATCGCGCTCGTTGTAGCCGCGCCAAAATCATCATTGTTTCCGGCGCGCTGTCCGGCAACGTCGTACTGAGAAAACCGGTCTCGAATACTGCGCTCGGTATCGCACGACAGAATGTTTTGCCCGAGCACCAGCGCCGTCACCGTGTGCTCTGCCCCGGTAGGGCCTACAACCAACTGTCCTTTTTCGTTGTCATAGGCCAATACCTGTTTCAGCCCTATCATTTTGTTCAGCACGTCCATGACTGTTTCACCGTGATCTGCCTGCAGCCCAAGCATCGCTCCACTTTCAACACCCGCGTCAATAACACCCACGCCAAACGGCGCAGCAAGCTGTGTGGCAATCTGAACCAGCGTGCGGCCGGTAAATTGTGTTGGCGCGGCGGAACAGTCAATCAGGTCGGCCGTTTTGCTTCGACCAACAATACCAACGCTGATGCCTGAGGCGTCATAGCGCACTGGGGTCGCATCAACGTATCCCGTGAGAACGAGATCATTCTCAATACTGACCTCCACGGCATCGCCATATTTTACCCGCGGCTGCAGCTCTGCCTTATCATCCGCGCCCGGCCACTGGCGGGTGATGGTGACATTGAAATCACGCGCTATTCGCTCAACACCGGCAGAAATAGAGAGGGCTGTCCATCCGCCCCATTCGCGCCCGTTAACGCGCAAGATAACCAGGTTATTTTCATTCATCGCACGGCTACCTTTAAGGTCTTAAGGGGAACAAAGCCCGGGTGCTTAATGGCATTAAGCCGAATTATTTCGCTACCCCTTGCTGCCGAGTCATACCAGTCGGCAGCAAGCACCAGGGCGGGAAGTACCTCGGAAGGCGTGCGAGAGGTCGTTTTATCAGTCTGTTGAAGGCGTGCAGAGATATCCCTGTTTACGTCAGCCCGAACAGTGATCAACGCCAGATATAACTGGTCGTCAGTGACGCGCAACGTTTCCCGATCAATAGCAGCATTAATCGCGTCACGGCTTTCAGTTAAATCATCCCAGGAAGGAAGCGTGTTTCCGCCTGCTTCCCCCTCTCCCACTGACGAAGGCACCAGCCCTGCAGCATTACCCGTAGTAGGGATACTCTCGCCCAGTGCAGGGTGTTGAACGACAACCTGATTGGATTGGGTACCGCTGGCTTGCTGGTTAATCGGCTGGCGGGGTGTTGGTAAATTAGTGACTGCATAGGCCGCTTCACTGATGGCCGTCGTACGGATCGCCTGAGAAACGTAATTACTCTGCTGCTGCTGCTTCTGAACTGTGGCGCTGTCCGTTTTCCACACACCGCGTGGTGCCAGTCCATGATCAAGCGTGACGCCCGAGAGTCCTTTGATCATGCTGAGTAGGTCACTGGAATTACCCAAAAGGCGGCTACCGGAGCGCCACATTTTTTGCAGCTTATTGACGAAATCCATTCCGCTTGAAGGGGGGCTCAGTATCACGGACAAATCCCCCTGCATCAGTCTTGCAGCGGCGGACACACCACTGTCGACCAGGTCATAGACGTTCGTTATGGTGTCAAACATCCCCATGGCTTCATCAATAACGCCGCTCTGTAAAAAATCGGGCATCCCATCCATACCGAAGGATGAAAAAGCAGAACTGATACAGTCATCCAGAGCAGAGCAGGAAGAGATCAGTTTTTTTCCCGTGGCCGCACCAGACGTCGGAAACGAGAGCTCGCCAGCCTCCACAAAAGCAAATTCAATACGGCACATGCGCCCTTCAGTTTGGCTATGACTGACACGCAAGGCACCATCGATATTTACCTTCATTTCACCAAAGAAAGGATGGACGAGCGTCCCCGGTCCCGGCCTTTCGATCACCTCAATCAGCTTGTCGCGCTGTAGCGCAAAATCCTCACCAATCACGTAAGCCGAAATAGTTATGCGCCGCGTTGCGCGACCAAGATCTTCCGTATAAGGCTTATCCCTGTTTGGGTATTCATGTGTCTGTACCCTTCGCCCGAATGTCCCTTCGTCGTCAGTGGTTTTAAAAGGTACCCCACGGAAAGAGGCGGCCTGTAAATTATCAATCCAGCCCATACGTTCTCCAGAAACAATAAACCCGCCGAAGCGGGTCTGTTAATTGGGGGTCATCCCCCTTTCCAGTCATTGGCAAAGCGGCTATAGCCAACGTCATAACCAAGACCAAAACCGGGGATGTTGGTCTGCATGTTATTAACCTTCATCCCCGGCGGCGCGTTCTGGAATTCCACCGTCATCTGACCTTCTAACCGTTTCTGGGCGCCATTCATCGGCGGCCTGTTCAACATAGAGCCAGGCTGGCCGGTTCCCCCCGTTGGGTTGAAGAAGTCGGAAAGGCTTCCCATTACCTCTTTAAACCGTGGAACAAACCCCTGATATCCTCTATCGGCTTCGTTTTTTTCTCTTTTTTCCACCAAAAACTGACCGATAGGTTTACCGCTGTCTCCTGCCTGTTTTTGCAAATCATTGAGTTGCTTAAACAAGCTAATAAGCACACTAATAGCCAGTATCTTGCCACTGAATGCAAAGAGGTTTTTCAGTTTGGAAGTAAGACCAGCGACCGCTAAACCACCGGCATTAATACCGGTAAGAAACGACATCAGCCAGCTCCCGCCGATATAAATAGCTAACGCCGACAGTCCCGTTTTCCACTCACTGAGTTGGTCAACCAGCGGCTTAATTTGCTGCCAGATATCTTTAAACATCGGGCCAACGGTATCCCAGTTCGCCACGATCAGAGCACCCGCACCGATCACCAGCGTCAGCAATTTACCCAACGGCGTCATGTTCATCGCAAAACCCATGAACTTAACTGCCTTGCCGACCGCCGTGACGCCAATCGCTACCCCGGCCAGATAAACACCCAACTTAAAGGTGGTTTTAATCAGTTCTGGATTCACTTTCGCCCATTTATAGATGGACGATATGAACGGTTTTAACTGCTTAATTCCCTGATTGAGCGGAGGTAAAAATACGTCCCCCACGGTAATGCCCAGCGCGTTTACCTGGTTTTTCAGTAGCTGGATCTCGTTAGCCGTTGTCGCCGCGCGTGATGCATACTCTTGCTGCATTGAGCCGGCGTACTGCTGTTTGTCCGTCACCTTGTCAAAGTTTTTTGTCAGCAAATCGAGGTTCGTTAGCAACGGCGCAATAGCTGCTATGGATTCGCGGCCGAAAAGGATCTCTAGGGCAGACGCCTGTTTTGCCTTTGGCAGATTGCCGATCGATTTAAGTACGCCCAGCATGGCCGTTTTCGAATCTTTCTGCATGTCCGCTGCTAACTTTTTCGGGTCAATTTTCAGAGCCTTATACACTTTCTTTTGTAAACCAGATGCGCGCCCTGAGTTCATAGAAAGCATAAAGTTCTTGATGCCCGTCGCGGCAATATCGGATTCAATCCCCATGCCAGCGATCGTTGCCCCAAGCGCGGCAATACCGCCAGAGGAAACACCCGCCACATTACCCAGAGGGCCAATTCGGGTCACAATATCGGATATTTTCTTTGAACTGGCTGGGCCGGTATTGCCCAGATAGTTAATCTGATCGGCAAGGCCTCTCACATTATCCTGAGACATTTTAAAAGAGGTGCGCCATTGGGCCATCATCTGCCCGGACTCTTCCGCAGTCTGGTCAAATGCCACACCCATTTTAATTGCGTCGGTCGCGAATGCGCGCAGTTCGCTACGTGCTATGCCAGACTGGCCGCCAGCGGCATAAATCTGCGCGATCCCCTCGGCCGCCATCGGCAACTGAGAAGACAAATTCAGCACGTCAGCGCTCATATCTTTAAATTGCTGAGGTGTGTCGAAATTCACCACTTTGCGCACATCGGCCATCGCCGATTCAAAAGCGATCGCCTGATTAACCGGTAAGACAAACGCCCCCATCAGCGCGGCGCCGCCGACAGCAACGCCTTTCATGATGTCTTTGAACTCCCCTTTAAACTTACGCAAATCCTTTTGCATCGTGGTCAGCGTTGGAGAGAGCCGGTTAACACCGGTGATAATCGCCTTTAACTCAAAGCTGTCAGCCATCTCTACTCCTGTTCTTTACGGATGCGATATGCCTGTTCCGCCATCTCGTAAAGCCGGGATAGCGGACGGTTCTCAAGTTCAAAGGGGGAAATTCGCCAGAAGTAAGCCAGGTCGTAAATCAGACGCTTAAGCTCACTTATCCGGCTTTGGGCATGAAAAAACTGAGAACTCCATAAGCAGCTTTGACCAGATCAGGTGGCGACATTTGTTCAATACTCGACGGTGGCACTCCTGCCATATCAGGCAGATAACGCAATGCAGACTTCATGTCTACTTTGATTTCATTGTCATCCGTAGAGAAAAAGGGCATGCCGTTTTTCTCGATCTGCGCATAAGTCGGATCACTGAGTGTCAACTCACCTACTTCTTCACCGTGCGCGTTGATTGGCTTACTAAGAGTGATAATCATTGGTAAAAACCCTCTGTTCCGTGAAACTCGAGGTCGGCAGTACCTTCCTCGCCGTTGTGGTTTGCCTCACCGTGCAGCCAGGCATAAGAGAGGACGTACACCATGCCGTTGGCATACTCGGTGGTGATAGTCATCGCGTCGGATTTAACCAACTTATCCAGTGGAAAATCCTTGGGAACTTTGAAAGTTCCTTTGGTATAGGGTGCGCGGTGAGTTTCTTTGTAATCAACATCTCCGGCCATGCCCATTACATCATCACGGATCGCCGTGTTCATTGGGGTTTCAATGCCCCCGGTCAGCGAAAGCTGCTGTCCGTCAATTTTGAGGTAACAGGTACCTGCGATCTTTCCCATTTACGCACTCTCCGCAGCAGAATATTGAAGACGGAACTGGTTCTTGAGGGCAAACACGCGCAACTGATTGACGTAATCAGGCGGGAACAGCACATCAAGACGATTAGGGTTCGTCGCGTTACGCTCGACGATCAGATACTTTTTGAACACTGCGAAGTTTTCCACAATGCCTTCAAGCTCCATCTGCCGGTATTCCGCACATAACTCACCTTTAATAACAGCCGGTGTTACCACCGCCTGGCCGGGGCCAAAGCGGGTACCGTCGTCAGCGAGTTTGTGCCGTGGATATTTACTGGTAATGATGGATTTCAGTCGGCGGATCACGTAAGCACTGGTGTGCAGCGTTTCACTGTCGAAATAGCTGTTATCAGCAACCCCATAAACATTTTTCTTATAGGTGGTACGTTCACGCTGAATGTACAGAGCAGAACCCTGCGTGTAGGCCGTCGCAATACCATGACACAGCAGGGACTGTTGCTCGCTGAGAATAAA